GACGAAGTGCCTTCTGGTGCTATTCCTGCCGAGGTAGAGGATTCGCATAGTGCATATTATAATCCAAATCCGCCGCAATTCACTGCTTCTGATAAATCTAAATGTTTGAGTGGAAAGTCAGCTGATTCTTATATTGAGAACACGCTGAGACGGCACACTTGCATGGTCTCATTTTACGATGCGGCCGGAGCCCATGTTGGCGAGGTTATTGGATTAGCAGTAGCTGGGAATTTGGTGGCAACAGCTGCCCATGGGGCCTTGAGTGGTTCCGCAGCGCCGTATTATTCATCTAATGAACTTCGGGCTGTTCGAGGGACTGTAAAATTTATATCTTTGGCTAATGAGGAGGTTTGCACTAAGCATGATTTTTCGTTATCTAGTGGGTCTTTCTTCGTTGATCGTTCACAGGATTTTATTTTGATTGACGTTCCTTCTATGCCTTCACGTGCCAGCCTTGTTGAGTATTTTGTTGAGACACATGATCCGTTGGCTGATTTGGAGAAGATTCGTTTGTTGGAGCCTCGTCGGTGGAATTTGGTCCCAAGTTTAGGTCGCGTGAAGAAGTTGGTTCTACCGTCTATTTATAGCAAAGGTTTTCTGGATTCCACTGTTTTCAGTGTTCAATGTGAGCAATCTTGGGGTCCTGGTCATAGTGGATCAACTTTAGTAGCGCAGGGAAAGAAAGGAACCTATATTTTAGGCTTTCAATCTTTGGGCGATAGGGACAGTGATTACAAATCTCTTGTTGCCACGTTTATTGGCCGATCTTACATTAAAAATGCCATACGTGAGGTTACGAAAACACCTATTAGACAATTTTCTGGTGTTAGTAAAGGTCCGGTCATGGATGTTGATGGCCAATATGCCCAGAGTTCAATTCGGCCTACACCAGGTTGTCCGTTATTGCATGAGAAAGATGAGCTGAGCGAAACAAATTATTTTTTCGTTTGCTCTTTGCTACGTGCAGGCGGGAAGACAAAATCTGCATTTTCACACCCACCTTATCGTGGTTTCTTTTTGGAACGTGGTTACATTTGTAATAAGGAAGCCCCTAAATTTGATTGGAAATCAAAGCGCCATTACTTGACGCAGGTCTCTAAAATCTCATCTGAGATAGATATGTCAATTGTTGAAACCATAGTTCGTGTGCTGAGTTCTCATTGGGTTATGAGTTATCGTGAGGCCAGGGAGTTGGATTTGTTGCGACCCTTAAGTCTTGAAGAGGCTTTGAACGGGAATGATTCTGTTACTTGGATAGAACGTATGAAATATTCTACTAGCGCTGGTCATCCTTGGAATAAAACCAAATCTCAACTCTTAGAAGTTCGAGATAATGGGAATTATTTGTCAGGAGTTGAGTATTATTTACCTCCAGATTTAAAATCTGAGTTTGATGACTATTTTGGTTCGCTTATAGATGGAAATCCTTTGAATTATCCTTACAAAGGTACTCAAAAAGATGAGCCCATTTCAGCTGATAAGAATGCTACGCGAGGTCCTAGGATATTTTGTGCTGCTAATATGTACGTCATTATTGCAGGAAGAATGTTGTTTGGGTCTTATATACGTATTGCCCAGCGGAATTTTTGGATTTCGTGGGCTGCAGTAGGAATCAATGCATCTTCAGTTGTCTGGGGTTGGCTTTGGAGATGGATTTCATTTTTTGGTAACCATCGTATTATAGCAGGGGATTATTCCAATTTTGATCAGAATATGTCGCCGGTTTTTACGCGGGCAGCATATGCCGTTCTCTTGAATTTAATGGAGAAGTCAGGCCATTTTGACTCAGATTTACTTTCAGCAGCTCGCTCTTGGGCATCTGAGGCGATTAACCCTAGTGTATTAATAGACGGAGATGTTTATGATATTGCTGGAACTAATCCTTCCGGCAATCCACTCACCGTTCATATTAATTGCATTGTGAACATTTTATTCATTATGTACGTGTGGGTAAGTGTTGGGAATGATGTTTGGATGTTCTTTGACTATGTCAGGATGATCACTTATGGGGACGACAATTTGATTGCTGTGCACACCGATTTTTCGAATTTCGATTATTGGGTGATCCATGTTGAATTGAAGCGCATTGGGGTTTTATACACTCCCGCCGATAAATCAGATCCTCAATCCAAGAAATTTGATCTTCCGGAGGATATTGCTTTCCTTAAACGTGGATTTGAAGTTAGGGACGGTTATTGTTATGCACCTTTGGATATATCCTCTTTGGCGAAAACTTTTACCTGCTGGATGAGTTCTGATCTAGACGATCGCGCACATGGCTTAGCTTGTCTTACTTCTTGTTGGGAGAATGCGGTTCATTATCGAGCTGAAATTCGTGACAAAGTTCATGCTGACATTTTAGCTGCTTGCAAAGAGCTAGGTTGGCCAACAGAGTTTCCTCCCGTCCATGAGATTGAATCCCGGTTTCGAGATGCTCCTTATGATAGGGCTGATGTAGCTCTTGCAGGGATGGGTCTTGACGCTCGGGTGAGTCTGGGTTTTTGGGACCCAAAGTGCTCTCTGTACAGTGTCGGGATCGATGCTCAGTTTATTTTCAATAGCTTGGCTGCTCCGATTGTTGAGGAGATTCCTAAGTCAATCGTGCTTTGGTTGGTGTTGTTCATTGGTCATTGTGAGAATGTTTATGTTCCTCCCAACTATATTTTGTATGCAAAGTTAGGGGGAGCATTGGCTTTTGCTTTCAACGAGATATATTTATATAAGCTGCCCATGTTTGGATTTAGTTATAGGATGATACCACCTTTTTTGATGCATCTTTTTGTAATGTGGGGTCCTACTTTTTGGCACAGAGTTGCTTATCACTCACTTTTTAACTTTGCAACTATTTGCTATCTGTTTATTAGTTACTCTCTCGCTTGTTCTGTTTATGGAGAGGGAGTGCTATTACAGGGCTGTATGCATGCGGTTTACAATAGTATGTGGGAGGAGATTTTGTATTACGTCCGACCTTACCGCAACATGTTTCATGGTTTAGCTTTTTCGGTTGTTAGGATGAGTTACACGCTTTTTCAGTGGTGGGACCACCAATCGAATTTGTGGATACCAATTATGCACCGCTTGTTGGATCATGGCGTACCACTTGGACCTGGTTTGATGCCGCTTCTTGATAATCGCCATGAATTTGATGACGATGAGGGGGTTGAGGACACGGGCCACTATGATGGTTTTTATTTGGTGGATGGACCTCGTGAGTCCATGCTGAGC